TGGGAAGTAAAATTGGTTACCCCGATGGAACTTATCAAGGAACGGTGGTGACTCACAGTTCAGCTTATAAGAAAGATTTGGCTACATATGATTCAGAGTATCAAGTTTTATTTACTGGAACTGAAGCAGAGTGTAGGAAGTTTGAACAAGATTATCTACATGATAACGATGCAAAACTAAGTAAAGAATACTACAATGAATCTAACTCGGGTGCATTCAAAGCAGAATCAAAATTCTTTATTCAATGTCTAGAAGCACTTGAAAGTAAATTTTATGAAACTGGTGATTACGCTTTAAAAGAAATACTTGGGTGGGATACATATCAAGTTAGAGAAGAAGATGGAGTTGACCCTTCACATGTCAAAAAAATATATGACAAATTAATGGACGACCCTTCCTTTTGGACTGGAGAACTATCTGAGAAACACTTGATTGTTCTAGAGAACTTTAAAGGAAAGGGTAAACACACAAGACTTAGTAAAAACCATACATGTGCAGCTGGTAAGAAATATTTTGGTGAAGACTCTGATATAACTTTACCAGTTATTTTTATACCCGAATCAATGTGGTCAAAACTTATTGAGACTGAACTCCAAGAGATTGGTCAGTTAGATAATGCAGAACATGACTTTAAACCTAAAGCTCAAGACACTACAACTATCGTCAACACTATCGTTCAATATTGTAAAGATAATAATAAGAAGCATGACGACCCAGTTGTGACTGTCAAATTAAAAAGACATGGTTTTTCTTCTAACGACTTAAAATCATTGAAGGCTAAAATAAAGAAACAGCTTTTAAAACCAAGTGGCCTTGCACCAAATGAGAAATTTGTTAAAACCACAAAAGCAGCTGCTCAAGAAGAAGCAAACAATGAATACAAGGACAAAACTACACATTGCATTATAACTTCTAGTGGAATGTTAAGAGGATTCTTTAATGAATGGTCTAAGTCCTTATCTTCTAAAGCCGTAAGGTCTAAGAAAGATTTAGTGGTATTATATTATCACACTGGAATCGAATACTGGAACAATTTTGCAAAAAATAAAATTGAGTTTGAGAAAAAATTAGATAATATGAATTTGCTTATACAAGCTCAAGGTGGAAGTGGATACAATATAATGTATAGAGAAATAAACCCTATACAAAAGAAAACTTTGTTAGAAAACACTATTGCACAATCAGAACAAGGGTAGTATAATAGAACCATGCCAAGACAAATAGATTACAAATACAACGAAGAGAGGCTGCTCAAAGAGTTCAAACTCTACGTAGACAAGACATACGGTGAACACTACTCCAAAGATAAGTTTCAGGCAACTGAGTTTATCATGGACGGTGGACACGGTGAAGGATTTTGTATCGGTAACGTGATGAAATATGCACAACGATACGGCAAGAAGGGCGGATATAATCGTGCTGACCTTCTCAAGGTTATCCACTATGGATTCCTTGCATTGTACAACCACGATACCTATAAGGAGACTAACTAGTGATGAAAATTAGTAATGATACGAAGGATGTTCTAAAGAACTTCTCAACAATCAACTCGGGCATTCGAGTCAAAACAGGCAACAAACTGGAAACTATTTCCAATATGAAAAACATTCTTGCAGTAGCAACTGTGGCTGAGGACTTTCCTCAAGACTTCAGTATCTACAACCTGCCAGAATTCTTAGGTGCAACGTCTTTAATGGACGACCCCGACTTCCAATTCAATGATTCCTCATTGTCTGTGGCAGATAACAATTCCTCTCTTGCATATTTCTATGCAGCGGAAGGTATGGTAACTGCACCCGAGAAGATGATAACCATGCCAGAGGCAGAGATTACTTTCAAAGTAACGTCAACACTATTGACCGACCTTAAGAAAGCTGCAGCTGTTCTAGGTGTTAATGATTTGATTCTCAAATCAGATGGTACTACAGTAACATTAGTTGTTACAGATAAGAAGAGTCCTACTTCTAATACATTCTCAAGAATTGTAGAAGCAGAAAGTGATGGGACATCTTATGAAATGAATTTCAAGATGGAGAATCTTAAAATTCTAGATGGTAACTATGATGTTCAAGTATCATCAAAAGGTATATCTCATTTCAATAATGCAGATGTAGACTTAGAGTATTTTATTGCACTGGAGCCAGATAGCAAATACAATGTATAACCTATATAATAGTAGTGTGAATATTGTGCCAGTCTCTGCAATATACGCGGGAGTAGTCCCCACTCATCATTGGGTGGACTGCACTGCAAACTCGGTGGGGGGTTTGTTCTTATGAATGAGTTTCTCTATGTAGAAAAGTATCGTCCGCAAACAATTGAAGAGACGATACTGCCAAAGGAACTTAAAGATACCTTTAAGGAATTTGTCAAGAATGGAGAAGTACCTAATCTATTATTGTGTGGGTCAGCAGGTGTCGGTAAAACGACAGTTGCAAAAGCATTGTGTAACGAACTCGATGCAGACTTTATAGTAATCAACGGTTCTGATGAAGGACGTTTGATTGACACACTCAGAACAAAGATTAAGAACTTTGCATCTTCGGTTTCATTATCGGGTGGTGCAAAGGTCGTAATCCTTGACGAAGCAGATTACATTTCTGCAGACTCAGTTCAACCAGCTTTGAGAAACTTTATAGAAGAGTTCTCATCCAACTGTAGATTTATCTTTACATGTAATTACAAGAATAGGATTATTCCACCATTACATTCTAGAACTACAGTTATTGATTTTGGTATCACACCAAAACTAAAACCACAACTTGCACAACAGATGTTGGATAGATGTATACGAATATGTGTACAAGAAAACATTGAGGCCGATGAAAGAGTTCTTGCAGAACTCATCATGAAATTCTTCCCCGATTTTCGAAGAGTCCTCAATGAGATTCAACGATACGGTGCAAGTGGTGTTATTGATAGTGGGTTAATTTCAACTCTCTCCGAAGAGAAGTTAACCCCCTTGATTAATAACATCAAAGAAAAGAATTGGTCAGCCATGAGAAAATGGGTTGGTACTAATTCAGATAATGACTTTAATACATTATTCAGAAAAGTTTTCAATGCGTTAGAATTACAATTGGAGCCCCAATCAATTCCAGCGTGTGTGTTAATTATTGCAGACTATCAATACAAGTCTGCATTTGCAATGGATTCAGAGATAAACTTTGTTGCTTGTCTAACTGAAATCATGGGAGAATGTAAGTTCAAATGACAGAACATAACGAGAGAGTAGAACGACAAAGACTATTACTAGAAGCTGAAGAATGGGCTAGTGGTGTTAAATCCATCCATGCACATTCATTCACTTCAATGTGGTACGACACTAGACGTAATGATGGTTCAGTACTGGACGTTGAATACAACAACGGTGTCGTACAAAGAACAATAAAGTCAAGCGGTGAGATTATTTACTTCGGTGAAGCTCTTAGTGGTCAAGAACTACTCGATTCTTACATAAGAAATACTTAAGATGCAAAAACGGAATCCATTCGATTTTGTCAAGTCGGTCTCTTCCGATAAAACTGATATCATGGTTGATGATATCGAAGAGAAAGCATATCAACCATTCCTAATAAACAAATCTTTGTCTTACCACCAAGATTCTGTTTTCTTTACTAACGAAATGAATTGTCGTCACGGTGTAGACAACCGTCTTCAATATGTGTTTTTCCTAAATACTTTACGAAAACGACAAAGATTTTCTAAGTGGTCTAAACCATATGTTAGTAAAAAACTCGATGTCGTAAAAGAATATTATCAGATGTCAACCCGAGAAGCTAAAGAACTTTATACGCTTCTATCTGATAAAGAATTACGTGAGTTGAAAAACAGAATGAATACTGGTGGTAATAACAATGGATGATGCACAAGAAAAAATAGTTTCAGAATTAGTCGAAGTAACCTTCCCCGAAAAAGATGATTTCCTAAAGATAAGGGAAACACTATCACGCATAGGTGTTGCGTCTAGAAGAGAACAGGAACTATTCCAATCATGTCATATCCTACATAAGCGTGGTCATTACTACATCACTCACTTCAAAGAGTTGTTCAAACTCGATGGTAAACCTACAAACATAGATGAGTCTGATATTGGTAGAAGAAATACTATCTGTAAGCTTCTAGAACAATGGAAACTCATTACTTTGGTTGACCCTTCTAAGATAGTAGAACCTACTGCACCCCTATCCCAAATCAAAATCATTCCATACAAAGAGAAAACCAACTGGAAATTGACCACAAAATACTCTATTGGTGGGTCTAAATAGATAAATACCTCTGTTAACAACTAACGGAGAAAACATATGTGGGATTTTATAAGTAGTATTTGGGCATTCATGTCAGCAATACCAGCGATTATTTCTATATGTTCAGTCATTGTAATGATGACGGACACACCAAAAGACGATGCTCTTTGGGCAAAGTGCTATAAATACATAGAAGTCTTTGCTCTAGCAATAGGTAAAGCAAAGGACAAGAACCCATTACTTGATAAGTAATTTAATTAGGAGAACATTATGGACGGAATAGTAATAGTAGCAATACTGGCTGTTGCATTCGTGTTTTTCGTTGTCAAAGATAAGAAGAAAAAATCTTCAGTATCTAAGAAGACTACACCATCCAAGCCAAAGGCACCAACGGTTTCAGAGTTAAAAAAATTAACTAAGAATCAATTGGTAGAACTTGCAGAGAAGAAGAACCTTAAGGTTAAAAAATCTGGCGCAAAGGCTGCAGTCATCAGCGAAATTCGTGAACAATTGAAATAACTCTTTACGATGTCTTGAGAAG